AAACATATCTCACTAACCCAACCGTAAACCTTGCGCCCACCACTGGTGGTGTAGCCGTTGATTTAACTGATCAGTGCCGCAGCGCCACTATCACACTTGGCGTGGACAGTCTTGAAAGCACAGCCTTTGGCGATACTGGCCATCGTTTCGTGCCAGGCCTGCAGACCGTATCGGTAGAGCTAGAAATGTATCTTTCCTATGGCACAGGCGAGGTCGAGGCGACATTGTTCGCCAATTTGGGCACAGGCACCACACAGCTAGTGATCTCACCATCAGGCACCACAGAGTCAGCATCTAACCCTGAGTACACAATCATCAATATGCAGCTGGTGGACTTCACACCAATTACTGGCTCTGTTGGTGAACTGTCAATGATTACCGCGTCATTCATTGGCGGCACATACGCACGAGACATCACATCCCCATAACCAAAGGAACCCGACATGAAACTAACGCTTTTAGTGGATGCTGGCGAAGGCCCGTACCAAGTGCAAACCAGTCTGTACGTCATCGTGCAGTGGGAACGCAAATACAAACGCAAGTCGAGCACCATCGGCGAGCAAGGCATTAGCATTGAAGACTTAGCCTTTATGGCCTACGAGTCAAGCAAAGTGGCTGGCATCACAGTGCCCGTCATGCTCGATGACTTCATTAAACGCCTAGTGACTTTGGAAGTGGTGGACAATGACCCGGCAAACCCTACCCAAGCGGAACCTACCGCCATTCCCTAGCAAGTCTCTTAGTAGCCACAGGCTGGTGGCCACCTGCTGTAGAGTTTGACATTGCTGATCTAAATACCACGATTAAGCTGTTAAACGAAAGCCGCAAAGCATGAGCCTAGAAACAAGCGCCGAAATCACAGGCTTGAAGCAGGCACTGTCAGAGCTAAGCAAGTTAGACAAGTCAGCACGTTTTAAGGCTGCAGCCAAGATTAAGGCCAGTAGCCCAGCAATGCTTGAAGAAGGCCGTAAGCAATTCCCATCAGAAATTGGTGTGAGCATGATTCGTGGTTGGGGCAACAAAGGCAGGCTGGGCTATAACAAAACTGCTGTGGACAAAGGTGTGCAAATCATGGTGGGTGGGCGCGCTCGATCAGGTGTAACACCATTAGTAACGCTGGTGCAGAAAAGCGCAGCTGGCGCAATGTTTAGCCAGGCAGGCACAAAAAACAACAGCCAATTTTCTGATTTGCTTGCCAGTGTTTTTGGCAGGCCTCAGCGCGGCTTGTGGCGTTCTCGTGCATTCATTGCAGAGCAAGGCACCGCTGACATTATGAAAGCCGTGGATGAAGTAATCGCTGACGCTAACCGCGCACTACAAGCAAGGACATCTGGCTAATGGCTATCTACCTACCAATCGTTACGCAATTTAATCCGAAGGGATTGAAGGAAGCCGAAAAGGGTTTTAAGGATTTAGAAGGCGCGCAAGCCAAGGCTAAGTACGCACTTGGCAAGGCAAACAAATATGCAGCTGTGGCGTTGGGTGGTTTAGTTGCTGGCCTTGGTGATGCTGTCAAGGGTGCTATGGAAGATGAGCAGGCACAGGCAATGCTGGCGCGTCAGCTACAAAAAACCACTGCAGCTACTGATGCACAAATCGCTGGTGTTGAGTCCTACATAACTGCTCAGGGCAAATTAAAAGGCGTAACAGATGACGAACTACGCCCGGCAATGGCTGGGCTGGTACGCGCCACTATGGATATCGAGGAAGCGCAGAAGGCAGCCAACTTGTCTATGGACATTGCAGCGGCTAAAGGCATGAGCCTTGAGACTGTCACTAAGGCTATGGAGAAGGCGTATGGCGGCAACATGACTGCCCTAGCAAAACTGTCCCCAGAGCTACGCCAGATGATTAAAGATGGCGCAAGCATGGAAGAAGTTATGGCCGAAATGGCTGTCACTTTTGGTGGTGCCGCTACTGACTCGGCTAACACTGCTGCAGGCTCGATGAAGCGTTTAGGCGTTGCCCTTGGTGAGGCCAAAGAAGGTGTAGGCGCTGCACTGTTGCCAATACTTGAAAAGGCTCTGCCGGTGTTGCAATCGTTCGCCACGTGGGCACAAGACAACCCAACACTGATCACGGCTGTAGCTGTTGCTTTCGGTGCTTTAGCAGCCAGCGTTGTTTTGGTTAATGCGGCCATGGCGTTAAACCCTGCAGTGCTGATTACGGCTGGCATTGTGGCTTTAGGCGTTGCTTTGGTCATGGCCTATAAGCGCTTTGATACTTTCCGCGCTGTAGTTAATGCAGTGGTTAATCAGGTGGCGCGTAACTTTGAGTTCATGGCTAACGCTTTTATCACCATGATTAACGTAGTTATTAAAGGCATTAACTTGATTAAGCCCGGCAAAGACATTGGCTCACTTGGTCAAATTAGCCTTGGCCGTTTAGGTGGTGAAGGTAGTGCAGTTGGTGGCGCTAACCCTGCAGGACTCGACTATAAAGCAATGGCTACCGGGGGCATTGTCACTAGCCCTACTTTGGCGCTAATTGGCGAGGCAGGCCCAGAGGCTGTTATTCCGTTGTCTAAGGCTGGTGGTATGGGCATGAATATCACAGTAAACGCTGGACTGGTCAGCACACCAGATCAAGTAGGTCAGGACATTATTGCTGCCATCCAAAAAGCACAGCGCCGTAGCGGAACGGTATTTGCCCCAGCATGAGCGTTCCTACAATGCAAGTGCTGGTGGGCTTTCAATCCACTACTGGCTTTGGTACGCCATTCATGCTTGACGATGCTTTCTATGGTGTTCTAGACACTGCAGGCCGCGGCACGTTAGGTGGCCTGACCTTTGTTGATCTGACCAGCCTTGTAGAGAATGTCAGCATTACCCGTGGCCGTTCACGCCAGTTAGACCAGTTCAACGCTGGCACAGCTGTTATTGCTTTTGACAACGCCAGCCAAATACTTAACCCAAGTAACACGGCCAGCCCTTACTACCCGTTTGTCTTGCCAAGGTGCCCCGTACAGATACTTGCTAACGGCATACCGATCTACACGGGTCTGATTACTGACTGGAACCTTAACTACGACATCAGCAACCAAGACATGATGTACGCGTCGTGTTCTGACCAGTTCACAGTGCTTGCTAACCAGTCATTAAACGCTGTAACCCCATCAGCACAGGCCACAGGTGCACGTATTAACGCAGTGCTAGACCTTGCAGAAATTAACTACCAAGGCGCTCGATCTATTGACACAGGCTCATCGACTCTCGGCGCTTTTGCTATCAGCCAAGACACTAACTGCCTTAACTATCTGCAGCTAATTAACACCAGCGAGCAGGGCTATCTGTTTATGAGCGCTAACGGCACCCTTACTTTTAAGGGTAGGTCTAGCGTTCTTAACCCGGTGGCTGGCGCTACTTTCAACACCAACGGCACAGGCATTAGGTACCAGTCGCTAATTAACCAATTTGGTGACGAGCTGCTATACAACTACATAGTGACCCAATCGCCAGCAGGGGCAAAACAAGAAACCAGCGACTCGGCCAGCATTGCGCTCTACCAGGCTCAGCAGTATTCACTGATGGACTTGCTTAACAGCACCACCACAGAGGTTGCTGGCCTTGGTAATTATCTGCTAGGTAAATACAAAAACCCTGTGTTGAGGTTTACAGGGCTATCTACCGAAATGTCAGCGCTATCGGCCACAGATCAAAACATTGTGCTGAACCTTGACATGACCAGTATTTGCACTGTCGTTAAAAACTTTGTAATAGGCACCCCAGCGACCGAGACACAAACCCTGATTGTGTCTGGAATTAGCCATAACATCACACCTGGCAGTCATATTGTTTCGTACACTTTTGAGAGTACGGACGGCAACCAATATCTAACCCTTGACGATGCAATCTTCGGAACGCTCGATAACAATCTTTTAAGTTTCTAAAGGAGACAAACATGACAGTAAGCGCAGCAACAGTACCTGGGGAAATTCTTACCTCGGCGTATTTGAACAACAACATCAACAGCGGATTGACATATATCGCCAGTTCAACAATCGGCACCGCGGTAACAAGTCACGTCGTTTCTGGATGTTTCAGCAGTACATACGACAATTACAAAGTGGTTATCACAGGTGGTGTTTCGGCTGCTAACGCTGAATACACATTGCAACTTGGAGGAATTACTACAAGCGTCTATTCCACCGCTGGATATTTCATTTCTTTCGGCACCGCAACCTTAAACGCGTTTGCACCTGCAAATGCAACATCTTGGTATGGAGGAATTATGAGCACCGCTGGATACAGCGCATCGTTTGACATCATCAGTCCAAACCTTGCAAAAGCAAAGTTCTTTGTCGGCAACGACGGCATTTCTTCAACTGGCTTTTATCAGTTCCGTGGCTTTTGCTCGTCAACAGCAGCTGCAACGGGCTTTACCCTTGCTGCATCTAGTAGCACGATGACCGGCGGAACCGTGACCGTCTATGGCTATCGCAAAGCATAACCATGCGAAAAAGCCTGATTCTATTGGTCTTTTTGGGGTCGCTTACCGCTTGTGCAGACCGTGAACGCCTCAACTGCCCACCAACCAAAAACAAAGCCCTACGCGGAGTAACCGAAACAATCTCACCCGACACAACTACACCAACCCTTTACGGCAAAGGCGGAAAGTGCGTATGAAACTACGACCACGACTAACCAACTCAGAAATAAAAGCAAGACTTGTATTGTTCATTGCAATCGGCCTTGTGTTCGTGTTTGTCTTTTCAATTATTGCAATGCTGATAAATCTTCTCTATGTGACACAACCCGTAGAGATGTCTCAGATGGACGCTGAAACTTGGAAAACCCTAAATCCTCTACTCATGACCCTCGGTGGTGCGTTGGTGGGGGTCGTCGCGGCCAATAATTTGAAGGACAAAGAACCACCACAAGAACCGCCTGCGCCATGCCT